TTAAAACAAAGTTAATTTTTTGTATAGCAGCTGAAAGAGCATCTAGTTTTAAATCTGGATTAAGTAATCCGCCTTTACCTTCTGGACCAAAGTCAAGCTCACCTGTTGGCCACCAGCTTGGGTCAAGTGTACCACCTGTTGACAAAGCAGTAAGAAACGGAATAGCTTCTCCAAGATCCATTGCTAAAGATTTAAAATCTATTCTTACTTTTGAAATTTTAATGTTACTAAAGGTTTCTAATGCTGCCGAAATTTTAGTTAAAGCATCTGCACCCTTTGTAAGTTCATCAGATTTTTCTGCAATAGACATAACTTGAGTGAATGGAGACTTTACACCAAACATTTCTAAGATAGCAGATGCTGCACCAGCTAAATGACCGAATGCATTTCCTACACCAAATGCAGCTAGTCCTAAACCAATTTTAGCAAGACCACTTGCGAATAATCCTGCTTTACTTCCTTCTCCATCACCGTCTAATAATGGAGTAATGCTTACTAGAGTTTTAACGTTATCCTTTACTTTCTGAGCCCAGTTTTCTCCTTCGACTCCTGTAAAGTGATTAATAACTACTGAGACACCAACAACAGTAGAACCAAATCCAAATGCAGCGAGTCCAGCACCAAGTCCTGTCATAACAGCAAGGAAAGTTCCTGATTCTCCAAAAGCTGCTGCCTTACCTCCTAGTTCATTTTCAATAGACATTAAAGTAATAATGTTATCTTTGATCTTTTGTGACCAATCAGATCCACTACTAAATTTAGTAATTGATTTACCTAAACCGCCTACCGCAGAACCAATACCAAACGCAGCTAGTCCAAGTCCAATACCTGTCATAGCTAATAAGAATCTTGCACTCTCACCTACAAAACTAGATCCTTTCTCGCCTCCAACAGTTTCTTCAATAGACATTAAAGTAACTACAGAGTCCTTAATACTTTGGGCCCAGCCTTCTGCTTTAATTAACTCGGCAGCTTTACCTGCTGCAGATCCCACACTGAAAACAGCTAAACCAAGACCTAAGCCAGTCATTGCAACTAAGAACGAAGCACCTTTACCTACAAACGCTGCTTGAGCTAAAACACCAGAATCGCCTGCAACGAATTCAGCTATTGATAACAATTCTTTAACTTGAGATTTAATTGTTGTAGCATATGTAGAATCTTTAGTAAAGGTTTCTATAGCAGCTGCTACACCAGAGCCAATAGAGAATGCAGCCAGTCCTAAACCAATACCAGTCATTGCTAATGCAAATGAGCCACCATCTTTTAATACTTCCCAGTTTCCACCTTCAAAAGAATCACCGATACTTAAAAGAGTTGTTACTTTCTTTTTGATGGATTCAGCATCCATCTCTCCTACTTCATTTAGTAAATATCCACCGCCGGCTGCCATGATACCGATACCAGCTGCAAGAGCTCCGCCACCAATACCTATTCCAGATAGTAATCCGCCTGCTGCTTTTAGTAATCCGCCTTTACCTGCTACTGCTTGTGCACCTCCGGCATCATTAGCAGAAAGACTTCCGCCACTTGATAGACCTGATAGAATTTCTAGCTGTTTTTCTTCGTTGCGTTTAGATTCACGCCGATCTTCTGCATCAGATAAAGAAGCCTTTTGTCCTGCTAAAAGGATTTCTTTAACACTCTTAATAGAATGCGTTCCAGAATTTCGACTTAAGTCACCTTCTGCACGCAGTCTTTTTATTACGTCGTTTAGATCGGCCATTTTATTTACTTAACCTTTTTGTTTACTTCGCTCTTCTACTTCTTTCAAATGGTCAATTAACATAGCAACGTAAATTTCCCTTTCCCACGGCATCATCATGTCCAATTCAGTTAAACTATATTGATGATGCTGCATCATACTAAAGTTAGTTTTATAATAGTTAACTAAATTATTATGAGAAAGGGCTATCCGAAAAAATTGGCCATACCTTTCAATTCAGTATCATGTTCATGTCCACATTCTTCACACTTAAAATTAATATTAATATATGCTTGTGGCATATTAGTAATAAAATTTTGAATTAATTTAAACTGTGCTGAATTTAAGCTATCAACAAAGTCATTTAACTCAGTTCGTGTATGTGATGAAGCATGAAATAAATCTTCACCTTGGTAAATACTCTCAATACTTGAAATAATCACATTAAATAAAGCATCAATATTATTATCAGCTTTTAGTTTTTGAATTTCTTTGTAGTCCTTCATTGAAGGGAACTTCATAATTATGCCAGTATTATCTGACAATTCAATCTTTGTAGAAGGAATATCAGTTACAGATACTGAATCTATATTCACTACTACTTCATTACTATGACTACAATCTTCGCACTTAATAGCTACTTTAGCAGTTTCACCTACTGACTTTGCTCTTAACTTTGAAAAGACATATTCGCTATCAAACCTTGTTAGTTCATTAACATCAATGCCTGTTACACATGATTTTATAATTTCAAGTAAAGCATTCTCTACTTGTATCATATCGTCTGATTCCATTGCTATCATCAGAATCTTTTCTTCACGTACTAGGTACGGTCTATAATTAATCTCTTTTCCATTTGATGGTATATTCAGATTATATGTTGGGGTATTCAGCTTTGGTAAAGCCATTTCACATCACTCCTAAAAATTTTTACCTATATTTCTTACAAGGTTTATTGAGTTACTTATAAGATCTCCAGCGCGGCCAGCTAGATTTGTTAATCCATCCACAGTACCAACAGCTTCCCAATCCTCATACGCTAATGTAATACTAACTCTTAAAGTAGTATTTTCAGAAGAATTAGAAAGTTCAAGTGAAGATATTGTTACAGGATATGCGTTGTATAATTTAATTGTTTTGACAGGAATAAAGTCAGTATTGCCCATAACTTGAATAAGAACTTCTGTTCCTATATCATTTAAGAATGGTAAACCTTTTGTTCCTCTCGGATTAAGTATGATATCTTGCCATGAGTTAAAAAAGTCCCATGCATACATATCATTTGTTAAATGAAATACTAAATTTACGTCTTCATTTATATAAGCGTATGGTTTTTTGACTGCCTTTAAGTTTGTAAAATGTTCTTGCGTTGCAATCTGCCTACCAGGAATAGTTGCTGATTCGCATAACAAATACATATCACGAGGATCTTCAAAAAAGCTGGATAGTGATAAACTTCCACCACTAATTACTGCCCTTGCTGCATTGCCTACAATACCCTCAAGATTGTTGTTAATCAACGAAGGCTTTTTACCTGGATGAGAGATATACAAAGCAAAACGATTTGCTTTTACTAAACCACCTCTACGACCAATAGTAGATTTTAATGCGTCAATGCCTGCGGGTAATGCCATTTATATCATCCTCTTCGATGCGCCCCATACGTGCGTCTTATTCTTGCCACGAAACTGTTCAGTCGGAAGAAATATTGCTATGTCCCACTCAGGCGGTTCTACACGTGCAACATTACCCTCAATACCTTTGGTTAAGTAACGTTTAAAACATGGTTGAAATTCACGGTATTTTGAAACAGACTTAAGCATATTATAATTAATATTAAGTTTTGTTGATTCATCAAATTTATTATTGTTTGCAGTTTCCATAAGTTTATCAAGAAACTTTGCACGAAGCATCGGTGAAAGATAGTGTAGATTTAATCCATAAAATCCATCGCGTGTCGGCTCAACCATAATAGCAAGAGGGAACGCATCATAATAAGGTAATGTTTTACGATGCTTAGGATCGTAAAAATACATATACATGTCGCCAGGAGTTGGTCGTTTTTTCCTTTGAAGTGCAGGATCTCTTAACAGCTTCCTACGGTTTGTTGAACTAAGTTCTTTAGTCTTACTTCTAAACCATCGGCGCGCTTCTAAAGATCTGGCCTGCAAACCTTTACGGTATGC